CAGTTACTGTTGATACCACTGCAACTGGAACAAATACTAACTATCACTTAGTATTTACTGATAATGCTACAAGCACCAATGGTGCTACAATGCGTGTTGATGCTGGTATTTACTACAATCCATCATCCAATTATCTATATTCCAGTCTGTTTGTAGGTGATCTTGCTGCGGGAACAATTAAAGCAGCAGATACAACAACCGCGATGACCCTTGCAAATAGCACGGGCAACGTAACATTCAATGGTGATATTCAAATTAATGGTAATGATATTAAAGCAAGTGACGGAAATACAAATATTACTCTCACTTCCAATACATTAACTGAAATTAAAGGTGATTTGCAAGTTAGCGGTAATGATATTAAATCATCAACTGGAGATACTGCAATTACACTTTCTTCAAATGATGTAACCATTGCAGATGATCTTACCGTTCAAGGTAATCTTTATGTCAATGGATCTACAACTCAAGTTAATACCACTGCATTAACTGTAGAAGATCGCACTGTAGAATTGGGAGTAGTTAATGGTTCTGCTCCTTCTTCTGCTACTACTTGGGATCTTGGAGTATTGTTCAATTATAATTCATCAGGTGCTAAGAAATCTGCTGTGATTTGGGAGCATGGAGATAGTAGATTTAAGTTTGCAAGTGTTCTTGGTTCTGATAGTGACGGAACAGATGTTAATACTCCACAATTAACGGTAACCACTTTTGCTCCTATTGAAGTTGCAGAACTTTGGGTTAACAATGCATGTACTGGAGGATCTGATTTAGTTGTTGGATGTTCTGGTGGCGAACTGCAATTACAAAACGTAGTTGTAGATGGAGGCTCTTTCTGAGAGTAATCGATAAATATTAAAAGTTATTCTATAATTTTATGACTGAAGATGATTTGAAATCGATTATTTCTGCATATCAGCAAAAATGTTTTGATTTATTTAATACCAATATTGTTCTTGAAACTCAAGTCAACAAATTAAATAAGTTAGTCGAACAGCAAACTCTAGAGATTGATAAACTAAAGGTATCAAAATCTAGAAGAAAAGATGCGGATGAGTTTTCATAAATAGAAAAAAGTGTAAGGATAAATGGCAAAACCATCTTCACGACAGGAACTTATTGATTATTGTTTGAGACGTTTAGGTGCTCCAGTATTGGAAATAAATGTTGACGATGATCAAATTGATGATCTTGTAGATGACGCTCTTCAATTTTTCCATGAGCGTCATTTTGATGGTGTGGAAAAAATGTATTTGAAATATCAAATCACAGAAGATGATATTAAAAGGGGAAAGGGTAAAAGAGCAGAAAATCCGATTGGTATTGTAACTACAACAAGTCCTTCAGTTTCAATACCAGGAATGGGATCAACTACATTCTCATTCTACGAAGACAGTAATTATATCCAAATTCCAGACAGTATTATTGGAATTGATGGAGTATTTAAAATTGATACTAGTGGATTATCTGCTGGTATGTTTAATGTTGCTTATCAAATTTTCTTAAATGACGTTTATAATTTTACTTCTATTGAACTTTTAAATTATACCATGGTTAAGACGTATTTGGAAACTATCAACTTCTTAATCAATACTGATAAAAATATACGATATACAAAACGTCAAAATAGATTATATATTGATACTCATTGGTCGGGATTGACAGCGGGAGAATATTTAGTAATTAGTTGCTATAGGATATTAGATCCAAATGATTTTCCAAAAGTTTGGAATGATTCCTTCCTTAAAATGTATTTAACATCTTTAATTAAAAAGCAGTGGGGTCAAAATTTGATCAAGTTTAGGGGTGTTAAGTTGCCAGGTGGCACTGAACTAAATGGTAGAGAAATATATGATGACGCCATAAGAGAACTGGAAGATGTTAAGTCCAGAATGAGAAATGAGTATGAAATGCCACCTCTGGACATGATTGGGTAAAATTTATGGCATTAAATCCGTTTTTCTTACAAGGAAGCAAGTCTGAACAAAATTTAGTTCAGCAACTAATAAATGAACAATTGAGAATGTATGGCGTTGAAATTATATACATGCCAAGACGATTCATTTCGGAAAGAATTGTAATTAAAGAAAACGTTCTTTCTAAGTTTGATGAAAACTATGCCATCGAAGCCTACGTTTCAAATTATCAAGGATTTGGTGGTGGTGGAGATATTTTATCAAAGTTTGGAGTTCAATCAAAAGATGAACTAACTCTCGTCATTTCAAAAGAAAGATTTGAAGATTTCATCTCACCTTTTATGATTGACGCAGATGGAAATGTCAAAGAAGATTTTAAACTTGCTACAAGACCCAAGGAAGGCGATTTAATTTACTTCCCACTTTCAGATACAATATTTGAAATTAAATTTGTAGAGCATGAAAGAGAATTTTATCAACTGAATAAATTGTATGTTTATGAATTAGTATGTGAGGCATTTGAATATGAAGATGAAATTATTAATACTGGAATCGAAGAGGTTGATGATAATTTTGCCGAAAGAGGATATGCTGCAAAGTTAACTCTTGTTGGAATTGGACGCACAGCAACTGCTATCACAACATTAAGAAGTGGATCTGTTTCTAAAATATATGTTAATAAAACAGGATATGGATATAAATCTGCGCCAACGATAGCTATTGGATCTCCACCTGCTGGTGGAACAAATGCTACTGCAGTGGCAATTATGACTAACAGGAGTGTTACCGGATTTTCTACTGGATATTCTATTAAAAGCATTCAAATTACTAACCCTGGAGCAGGTTATAGTGTTGCACCTACAATTAGATTTATTGGGGGTAGCGGAACTGGAGCAATTGCAACTGCAGGAATCTCTACTACAGGATCTGTTGGTATTGTAACTATAACTAATGGTGGAGATAAATATGTAACAATACCAACAGTTACATTTAGTTCTGCTCCAGCTGGAGGAGTTACTGCAATTGGAACTGCAATAGTAAGTGCTGCTGGCACTATAAGTCAGATTAGAATTACTGATGCAGGATCTGGTTATATATCAACACCTTCGATTATCATCTCCAGTCCTTCTGGAGTAGGTACAGGAAACTTTGTTCTTAATGAAGTTGTTACTGGTGCTGCATCATCCACTAAGGCTATTGTTAAAACTTGGGATGCAGATACTTTAATATTAAAAGTTAATAATGTCACAGGGACATTTAGACTTGGCGAAATTGTTGTTGGTTCTGCAACTACATTTGCTAATGTTGGTCTTGGAACAACTGGAGTCTATATGATTTCCAAGATTGAAAAAATGACTGATGCTGATATTGACGACTTCGAATCATATGATCAAAATGAAGAAATTGAAAATGCTGCAAGTTCAATTGTAGATTTTTCAGAGAAAAACCCATTCGGTGATTACTAATGCTAGGAACTTATTTTTACCACGAAATTTTAAGAAAGACTGTTATTGGATTTGGAAACTTATTTAATAACATCTATATCAAACACAATGATCCTAATGGAAATCAAAAAAGTGAACTATTGGTTCCTATTGCATATGGCCCAATTCAAAAGTTCTTAGCGAGAATCGAACAGCAACCAGATCTTTCCAAGAAGCAGACTTTGACATTGCCAAGAATGTCATTTGAAATGATTGGAATATCCTACGACTCTACAAGAAAAGGATCTCCAATTCAAACATTCAAAGCAATAAATCCCTCAGATAATACTAAAGTAAGTAAGGCATTTATGCCAGTTCCATATAATGTTCAATTTGAATTGAATGTTATGGCGAAGTTAAATGATGATGTTCTGCAAATAACAGAACAGATTTTACCATTTTTTCAACCATCTTTCAATATAACAATTGATTTAATTTCATCAATTAATGAAAAGAGAGATATACCAATCTTTTTAGAATCAATAAATTTTAAAGATGATTATGAAGGTGATTTTTCAACAAGAAGAGTTTTAATTTATACTTTTAGATTTACTGCAAAGACATATCTGTTTGGTCCAGTTGCAGATAGCACTGATGCACTAATCAAAAAAGTTCAGGTCGATTTCTATGGAAATCTTCCAAAGACAAATCCAAAAAGAGAAGTTCGTTATACTGTTACTCCAAGAGCACTTAAAGATTATAACGATGATAACACAACAGTCTTGGCGGAAGATATTGATGATAAAGTAAATGAATTTAATGTTTCTGATGCTTCTGCATTAGTTGCAGATACATACATTAGAATTAATGACGAAAATATGCAAGTCAGATCTATATCTGGAAATACTATAAAAGTTTATAGATCTGTTGATGAAACAATCGCACAGTCTCATTTAACTGGAGATTCTCTTGATGTAATTAATGCTCAAGATGATGCACTGGTTGAATTGGATGATGACTTCGGATTTAACGAAACTACAACATTCTATCAAGGTTCATCACCTTCATAATATATGGATAAATCATACGATAAAATTGGAGAGGCATTAAATGTAGAAACTCAGATTGTAAAAAATCCTGAGGTAATTTCTAACATTGAAAAACCAACTTCTTCTGAAGATGCTCAAAAAGACTATGAATATAGTAGAGCGCAATTATATTCTCTTGTAGAAAAAGGTCAAGAAGCTGTAAATGGAATCTTAGATGTTGCGGCAAGTTCCGATCATCCAAGAGCATATGAAGTCGCAGGTCAATTAATCAAAAACGTAGCGGATGTTGCAGATAAACTTGCCGATCTTCATAAGAAGATGAAAGACATTAATGATACTTATAAAGGGCCACAATCAGTTACAAACAATGCTTTGTATGTTGGGTCTACAGCAGATCTTTTAAAATTAATTAAAGATGGCAAAAAAAATGTGGAGGGTTAATCTCCACATTTATTAACTATATTTGCAAGTATTTGGAGATACTTTTTTTATTTCAATAATTAGTTCTTCCTTTATCTTGGGATCGATGGGTTTTGTTTTAACTCTTTGAATTAAAAAGTTTGCCTGAGAACAAGATAATATTACAGGAAAAACTATTTCTATCATACTATTTGTGGGATTTTAACCATATTTAGTTGTGCTATCTTTAAAAGTTTTTCTTTCTTTGCCTTTCTTTTTAAATACTTAACAAATTCGATATTCATTTTGCTACCTCCGAGTTATTACAAGGACGATAGGCAACACCACGATAGGTGT